GGTTTGAGGTTGTATTCTCTCACCAAATCCTCAAGGTATTTGATGATATATTTGTAATCTGTCTTGATTCCTCCCAGTGTTTCCGTTACCGTCACAAGACCTTTTTCAATCCATACGTCGTATGGTACTTTGTCGGTCTTGATGTGTTCATCCACCCTTGAGGACGGAATGAACGAATGTGTGTGAACAAAATATTTTTTCGTGTCCTCCACCATGAACGGAATCACGATTGCGATTGATGTCAAGTCGCCTCCGGATGACAAGTCAACTCCGACATAGCACTTTGACCCTCTGAAATCCTTGAGTGATTTCAGAACGGCACATGCTTTCCATGATGCAATGTCCTTGATGTACAGTGAATTTGACCACTGCATCCACATATTCAACTGCTTTACAAGGAAATCTCTCAAGTCCTCCCCGCCCATATCACGGGCAGTGTGTGCAATCGGAATGAGGTTCTCAAGTGCATCCCTGTCAAACTCAAGAATCGGGTTCGCTTTTATCCAGTTTTCCGGTGTGTACCTGTCATCGTGTTCGTCCATCTGTGCGATGTAGACAAATTGACTGTCATTCTCGAAAACGCCCTTGAGTAGATTGCAGCAATACTCATACAATTTGTAGCACGGCGACTTGAGGTCGAACCCTGCTGTCGTAATAACTGAAATCAACGCCGACTTGAGTTTCTTGATACCGCCCTCAAGCAGTTTGTACATCTGATTTGTTTTGTGTGCGTGATACTCGTCGACGATTCCCAAATATGCACGGTGTCCGTCAAGTGACTTTGTGTCTCCGGACAACGCTTTGATTTCCGAATGTGTCAGCAAACAGTCAATCGTGTGGTTGTGGTCGTGAACCTTGAACCACTCTGACAAATCCTCGTCGGAATTGATGAATTTTGCGACCTCGTCAAAAACGATGTTCGCTTGGTCTTGCTTTGTAGCCGTACAAAATATTTTTCCGTACTTGTACCCGTCAAAATTGCCGTAATAACACGCCAAAATACCATTGATGAACGATTTTCCGTTCTGTCGTCCTAATTGCACATAGGATGTTCTGAATCGTCTGTATGACTTTTCCTTTGTTCTCCATCCATTGAGCGACCCTAAAATGAAACACTGGAACGGATATGCCGTCACATGCTCATTTTCCTCGCCCTCTGCAATGGTCAATTCCTCTGCGAAATTGATGATTTCCTCCGACTTTTCAACGTCGAAATAGTATTTGTACGGTGCTACTTTCGATTTTTCGATGTCGTCAAGATGCCTCTGACATGCAAGACGGACATATTCTCCGGCTGTTATCTTGCCCGATACGACATCAAGGGCGTATTGTGTGCAGCGGTCTTGTGTTTCTCCTGCTTTTGCCATGCCTTAATTTGCATATTTCGCAAATTTGTTCTCCGGCTTTTGCTGTTGTGGTTTCGGTACGACCAAACGGCAGCGGGAGGAAACTGTCAGTCCGAAATCTGATGCTCCCTGCCTACACTGTTTCATGCAGCGGTCTTGAATAATCATGAGGCGTTCTCTTTCTCCGGAAACGACCTGTCTTGTACCGACCTGCACACGTTCTTTTTCGCCCGTGTCCGGATTTTCCCGCATCTCATAGACTGGAACATCCTCCATCAATGGAGTTGCTCTGATTTGCTCTGTGATTTCGATGTACTGCGTTTGTGCAATGAGTAGTCTTGCCAGTGCATCGCAATCAAGGTTTGAAATCAGTTTGATTTCGAGTAATTCTTTTGCAATCTTCCGGAACTGTTTCTTTTGTTCCGGTGTCAAATATGACGGAGGTCTCACTTTGTCGCATGGTGCTGTGACCTCGGCGTTTTTTCGTGCCTCAATCTCGGCTTTTGTTAGGTGTTTTCGCCCGTTCATCACAACCAAATCTGTAGGTTGTCTTTGTCCTGCCATGATGCAACAAACCTCCTTTCCGTCAGTATTTCAGTGCTTTTGTGTCACATTCTGACACCTCTTTCGGATATACCCATCTACTGAAATTCTCGTGGGGAGTTTTCTCCAAGGAAAAGAGGGGGTGCGACTAAAAACGAATCGCACAAAACTTTTTTATATCCCCCTGCCTCTCGAAAGTGGTACTCAATCAGTGACCTCAACTGTTTTTGTGTTGCTCTCATACTTGCTTTGCTCTGCTTATATAAAGCAGTGATTGTGTTGTGTGTCTTATGGTTGAGAGGTATGAGGTTGAACGGATTCAAACGCTGTTCCCAGTCGTCCTCAAGTTCAATGATATGGTGAACCGGATTGCATGTGAGCAACTCATGCTCGACATATAATGCGTATATATCTACGTTGTCATAGACCTCAATGATACGCTCTCGCATTGCCCGCCATTCCTTTGATACATAGAACTCTGCTGCTCTCTCGTCTCGCCGTGTGTTGTTATATATCATGTGTCTCGACTGCTGCCGTTGCTCACATTCCTCGCACATCTTCATTGACTGCGGAATCAACTTCCCACACCTGCATGATTTCAATAGCATCTGTGTTCTCCTCTCTTGCTGTGTTCTCCTGCTGTGTTATCCACAAGAGGCGGGCAGTTATGCACATGACTGTGTATATCCCACCCGCATATAACAGGAGGGCAAACAGGCAAGAAAAAAGCGACTGCATATCTGCAATCGCTCGTCTCAACTGTTCACGCTAACATATTATCACGTTTATTTTGTCTTTTGTTCACCCACTTTTTACCCCTGTTTTCACCCTCATTTCACCCTGTTTTCACTCCGTTTTTATCATTTTCAATCGCTTTTGCACCGAATAACTTGATTGACAACCGCTGAATCATCACCCTGCACCACTTTTTCGGTGAGTTGCGTCCGCATCCTGTCTCCCTCACTATATCCTCGTATGACATGCCCTTTATATAGACCGCCTCAAGAGCGTCGTATTTATACCCCTCACCTGCTGCCTCTGCATCTTCCTTGAGCGATGCAAGAGCCTTTTTCAAATGTTCAAACAGAATGACCGTCTCTGCACGGCACTCTCTGACCGATTGCAGGAATGCCTTTTCCGCTGATATGTTGTATTTGCCTATATCCGGCACTTGAGAGGTCTCTGATACCGCCTCATTGATATATCGTTCCATTTCACGATAATTCTCAAGATATAGCAAGGTTTTTTCAATGACCGTCTGCTCCTTTTCCTCTTTCATGCTTTTTCCTCGCTTTCTGCTTTCTTCTCATAGGCAGACCGTGCATTTTACGCCAGTTATTCGTGTTTTTGCGGTTTTCCGCATCTCTCAAACTGCTCATTTTCAAAATTGCCGTTTTTGCCTGTTGCAAAGTCGTTCCCATTTGCAAAACTGCCTCAACGAACGCCTCTGCTGTTGTTTCAATCTTGATTTCCGGTTTTTGTGGATTTTCATTCTTTGCAACATCCGGATTCACTGTCGCCTTGTCCGCTGCTGCCTCAACGATGCTCAAAATCTCATTTTCTGTCTTTCCCATCGCCCGAAATCTGTCAATTATGCCTTTTAAGATTCCCATATTATCACAACCCTCCTTTTCGCTTACATAAAAGGCAAATCGCCGTCGATGCCGTCCGGAATACTCATGAATCCGTCTCCTGTGTCTGTATATCCGGCGTTTTCTGCCTGTTCTCCTGCTGCTTTCTTACTTTCTGCAAATTCCTGTTCCTCAATCACAACATCCGTCGTATATACCTTTTGCCCGTCTCTGTTGGTATATGAGCCTGTCTGAATCCTGCCAGTAACAACAATTTTTGTTCCCTGTTTCAGATATTTTTCCGCAAACTCGCCGTTTTTCCCAAATGCCACGCATGAGATAAAATCTGCCGACTGTTGCCCGTCTCTTGCACCTCTCCGGTCGACTGCCAGTGTATAACGTGCCACACACATGGATTCCTGCGAACCGTTCTGCTGTGTATATCTTACATTCGGGTCTCTTGTGAGCCTACCCATCAATATGACTTTGTTCATTCTCTTTTTTTGTCCTTTCTTGAATCAATCTCTCGTATAAACGCAAATCATCCGGCGGGATGTCGAGATTCCAGTCTCTCGCAAATTCTATCCCGCCGATGAACGCCTCTTTTTCTCTATCAGTCATTTTCCCGCTGCATAACATATTCATTTTGCATTTTCTGCAATCTGACAAGTCTTTTTTTGAACTCAAGGTCATCACCATTCATGCACACATCGAATATTTTCTCATAGTCGACAATGTGTGTCTTGATGAACTCTGCCTCTGCTGCCGTCCTGCTCTCATTGATGAACATTCCCTTGACTGCCTCTTTTATCATTTCGCAGTGTGTCCGTTCCTCCTCTGTCGTTGGAGGCGTGTTTTCAATCATTTTCTCATACGCATTGTCAATCGCTCCTGCAATGAGTTCTTTCCAACCCTTGCCCCGCTCTCCTAATAGCTGACATTCAATATCCTCGAAACGGTTTCCTTGCCCTGCTGCCGTAATTCTGATGTCCTTTTTGCCCTTTGCTGCAATCAGAATCAAATCGTCGTCGTATGCCTCCATGTAGTAGTCAAATTTCGCATCAAAATTCGGATTCGGATTGATGATGATTTCCGGTTGACTGCTGCCCTCTGTCTGAATGCTCACGCCGATGCATTTTGCATCTGTTGCCTTTGCATTGATAAATATTGCCTTTAACTCGCTTTTGTTCATGCTGCTCCTCCATTCACTAATCTGTTGAGTAACTGTTCATACATGGTCTTGTATGTGTCTCTTTCAGTCTGCAATCTGATTGTGTCCTCTGTCTGTGTCATGTTTGCAATCTTCTTGTTTTCCTCAACATAGACTGCTGCATCCTGTTCAATCTCTGCGATTGTGTCCTCATGCTCCTGCTGCAACATCTCAATTTCTTTCTTGAGACTGTCGATTTCCTCCTGCTGCTCCTTGATGGTCTTGTAATACTCTTTTGCTGTCTTGATGCCATTATCCAACTGTAAGGAAATCATGAGAGCAATGTCGATATTCTCCATTTCCTTGTCTGTCGCCTCTCCGATATATGTTCCGATGCGTTCCGTTGATACCGAATAAACCTGCTCACACAATACCGTGCTGATTCTGCCTGTTGACCTTATTGTCACATGTGTCGGGAGGTCTGTTTTTGGCTGTGTAGTCATATATACAACCTCAACAACATTGCTGTTCTCATTGTTCTTGTTGTTGCTAACCACTACCGCCGGACGGTCTGCGTGTTGTTCGCTCCCGTTGTAGGATGCCCCCCCCTCTGCTGATATAGAACATTTCGCCTCTTTTGATGTCATTCATTGATTTTTACCTCCTGCATTCGATATTTTCATTTTCTGAAATCGTTTCATTGTCAACGATATACTTTGCAAGTTCTCTTTCGTCCATCAAATTGTCACAGGTGTTCTCTGTTGCGATGATTTTTCCTAATTGCCCGAACCCGATTGCAATGTCGCATCGTATTCCGTCCATTGTGTAGTTTTCCGGAACATACTTGATAACCATTGATTCAGTCACAACCTGTGCTTTTGATGTGTGCAAATCTGCAATAACCGGAGTGCAATCCCTTAATATCATATAGAGCCACTCCGCTCTCTTTCTTGCCTCGTCTTTTGTCTTTGTTCTGACATATACTGTTTTCAATTATTTCCTCCAATTCTTCAATCTGTATTTGATGATATATACAATCTGCATCAAATACGGGTGTCTCTGTTTATAACTCATTCTGTCTCCTCTATGCCTCGCCTAAACCGATAACGCACCAACCGTCTGACAGTCCACTACATGTGATGTCATCATCTTTGCAGGTGATTCTCATGTCTGCCGTCTCTCCGGTCGCTTTACCTGCTGCAAATACTACTAATTTGACGACATTTCCGACCTTGAATCCGTCGTCTTTTGTTATCATGTACGGTTTTCTATATTCTCCCGTGTATTCCTCGAATTTGTCCTGTGACACTCTGATTGTCTTTATTTCCTCCGGTGCTGTTGACGGGAGTTTCTGCATCTTCTCCTCCTGCTCCATCTCACGGAGTTTTTTCTTTGTCTCACGGTCGATTGCATCCTGTTCCTCTGAATATCTCTGCTCGTCGGTCTTGTATGCCTCTGTACGGTTCTTGTACTGGTCGCATGATGTACATGTTCCGGTTTTGACGTTGCATGTCTCATATTCGGTGCAGGAATAACATATTGATGTGATTCCCTCCGGATGCGGTGTCTCATATTCGTCGCCCGCTCTCACTTCCGGCGGGTTCATGCCGATTTCTGTCTCTGTGTCGGATTCTGACACCTGCTGCCCTGCTGCCCTTTCTGCTTTCATGTCTTTCACATCTTTGTGTGTGAGTTCTCCGGTTTCTGTGAATTTCCCCAGTGCCTCCCGCTGCTCGTCCTCTGTCATCCCGCTCAATTCATAGGCTGTGGAAAATGTGAGGCGTTCGCCCTTGAGTTCCTCTTTCCATTCCGGAATCAGATTGTTGTTGACTGCCTCTATTTGAGCAACCTTTGTTTTGCTCATGTGCAGCATTGAGGAAATCACCTCTCTCAATCGTCCGGATTGCAGGTCATATCCCTTGATTTTCTTTCCCGCTGCTTTCATACGCTCAAGAGATGCCTTGAGGCGTGTTTCCTCCTCAATCATGTCTGAAACGGTCTTTGTACGGTATGCATTCGCAATTATGATTTCAACCTGCTCCTCGTCATCGTCCTGCGGTGTCGTCAATTTACTGGTCGCAAGTTCAAATTCTTTATATCCCTTTGATACAAGATACTTGAGAGCCTCCCACCGTCTTTCACCTGCCACGATTCTATATTCGCCCATTTCGCACGGTGCATATACAAGTTCGAGGTTCTGTTTCAACCCATACATGAGGATGTCTCCTGCCAGTTCCTCAATCTGCTCTACACTGTAAAAATTCATATCGTTCCGGTACATCTTGAAAATTGAAATGTCCTTTGTCCGGAATCTCGCTCTCGGAGATTCATCAATCCCCGCTTTGCT